AAGCCCTTCGGCCAGAGCCGCATCACCCGCGCCGTCATGAGCATCACCGACAGCGCCGTGCGCTGCGCCCTCGGCGGCGACATATCCTTCCAGTTCGCGGTGGCGCCCCAGAAGTACCTCATCGGCGCCGACCGCAACGCCCTCGGCAACAAGACCCGCTGGGAGGCGTACATCGGCAACATCATGGCGGTGGGCGCAGACGGAAACGGCGACCTCCCGAAGTTCGGCCAGCTGGCGCAGGCGTCGATGCAGCAGTACGTGGACTTCATGCGCTCGCTCGCGGCCCGATTCAGCGGCGAGACTAACGTGCCCATCAGCCAGCTCGGCGTGATCCACGACAACCCCGCGTCTGCCGAGGCCATCTACGCGGCCTCGGAGCCGCTCATCATCGAGTGCCAAGACCTCAACGACAACAGCAGGGAGACGCTCAGGGAGCTGGCGCAGATGGCGCTGGCGGCCGAGCTGGACGTCCCCGTGGCGCGGCTCCCCGAGGACATGCGCGACTTCACGCCCAACTTCGTGAACCCCGCCATGCCGTCGGTCGTGAGCATGGCCGACGCGGCCGTGAAGATAGCTGGCGCCGTCCCCGGCTTCGCTGGCACGGACGCCTTCTGGAAGATGCTCGGCATGCCCGAGGACACGCGCCGCGAGATTGACGAGCAGATGGCGCAGGCCAACGCGCAGGCGCTGCTCTCGTCGCTCCTGCAGCCGAGGGCGGTGACCACGGAGGCCGCCAATGGCTAGCGTCACCATCCCGTTCTCGTACCTCGAGAACTACGCCCAGACCGTCCACGACCTCGACGCCATCAACCAGAGCCTGCTCGCCGACGCGCTGGCCGCCACCGACCTCAACGACAAGCGGGCGGTGGCGTCGGTCATGAGGGCCGTCTGCCAGACCTCCAACGAGCAGGCGCAGGAGCTGGCAACGGCGTTCTACCGCGGCCTGTCGCTCATGCAGACGGGCAAGGACATGACCAAGCGCGTCAAGAGCGGCTGGGACGAGACGGCGACCGACGTGGCGGTAAGCGCCATCCTGCGCGACACCGAGGGCGACCCCGAGGGCATGGCGAGCCAGCTCTCGCAGCGCCTGTCCTTCGAGATAAACCGCGCCTCCAAGCGCGGCGTCTACCGCGCGGGGCAGGCGGACGGCAGGCAGGTGCGCTACGCGAGGGTGCCCGTGGGTGCCGAGACGTGCGCGTGGTGCATCATGACCGCCGGCCTCGGCTTCTGGTACATGACTGAGGAAAGCGCGTCGCACTCGCACGGGGGCTGCGATTGCGTGATCGTGAGCGAGATAGTGGAGCGGCCCAAGACGGGCGAGTACCGAGACGTGCGCATCGAGGGCTACGACTCGGCGGCCTACCGCGAGATGTACCAGAGGGCCAACGCGCTCAGGGCCAACGGCGACCTGCCGCAGGGGATGCTCGACCACATAGCGGGCATGCACGACCTGCGTGCCATGCAGGGCAGGCCCTACCGCGACGACACCAACGGAACCCTATACGTCATGCGCCAGATGTACGGGCTGAAATAGCCCACTTGTGCGCACGCACAAACCCAATGAAGCGGCCCCGCAAGGGGCCTTTTTCATACCCAGAACCGCCCCGCACGGGGCAAGACCTACGCCCGCACGGGCAGAGGGGAGGCCGCACATGGCCGAGAACGACGTCACCACGCAGGAGCCGACTCAGGAGCCGCAGGGCACCGAGGTCGACTGGGAGGCCAAGTACAGGGAGGCCGTCGAGCAATCCCGCAAGTGGGAGGGCCGAGCCAAGGCCAACAAGGACAAGGCCGACAGGTGGGACGCCCAGCAGCAGGAGGGCATGACCGAGGTCGAGAAGCTGACCAAGCGTGCCGAGGAAGCCGAGGCCAAGCTCGCCGCCTACGAGGCCCAGACGCAGCGCCGCACGGACGCCGCCGAGGTCTCGGAGAAGACGGGCGTGCCCGCGAGCCTGCTGCTCCACTGCGCGGACCGCGCAGACATGGAGGCGTTCGCCAAGGAGTACGCCTCCGAGACGAAGGTGCCCGCAGCGCCCAAGGCGCCCGAGTCGCGCGTCCAGCGCGAGGGCGGGGCCAAGACGAGCACCCGTGACAAGTTCGCAAGCTACTTCGAATAGGAGGCAGACATGCCCGTCAACATCAACCGTGGAACCACCAACGTCATCAACGACCCCGAGATCTCCCGCGAGATCTGGGCCAACGCGCTCACTGAGTCCTTCTTCATGGCCCACGCTCGCCGCGTCACCCTTCCCGGCGAGGGCGTGAAGATTCAGACCATCACTGGCGAGCCGACCGCCAACTGGGTCGCCGAGACGGCCGCCAAGCCCATCAGCACCCACACCTTCGGCACCAAGACCATCACCCCGTACAAGCTGGCCGTAATCGAGCCTTTCTCTGACGAGTTCGTGCGCGACAAGCGTGCCCTCTATGACGAGCTTATCCGTCGCCTGCCCAACGCCATCGCCCGCAAGTTCGACTCCACCATCATGGGCACCACCGCGCCCGGCACTGGCTTCGACGTCCTCGGCGGCTGCGCCAAGGTCAGCCTGAACCCCGCCCAGGGCAAGACCCTGTATGACCAGTTCCTCACCGTCGACGCGGCCATCGCCGCTGGCGGCGGCATGATGGACCTCATCGGCCTCGCCCCCGCTGGCAAGACCAAGGTCCAGGGCGCCGTCGACCAGGTGAACCGCCCGCTCTTCACCCCGGGCGTCGACTCCGCCGCCGTCGGCAACATCCTCGGCGCCCGCACCGAGTTCAACAAGAACCTGTTCGTCGCGGGCACCGCAGGCAGCCCCGGCGTCCCCGCCATCGTCGGCATCGCTGGCGACTTCTCTGACGCCATCTTCGGCGTTGTCGAGAACATCTCCATCGAGTTCAGCCGCGAGGCCACGCTCGTCAACGGCAACGAAACCATCGCTTTGTGGCAGCAGAACATGATCGCGTGCAAGGTCGAGGCAACCGTGTCCTACGCCGTGAAGTCCACCGCCGAGTTCGTCCTCCTCACGGGCGACGTGCCCACGGCCTAAGCCATGCTGCTGAGGCTCCCGGGCTTCGGAACCGTGGACGCCGATGGCGAGCACGCCGAGAGGCTGCTCGCCGCCGGATGGGAGCGCGTGGAGGCGCAGAAGCCCGCGCCCAAGAAGCGTGCGCCCAAGAAACCCAAGACGACCGAATAGAGGTGAGCGTATGGCGTTCGCAACAGTCGAAGACCTAGAGGCCCGCTGGCGCGACCTCGACTCAGACGAGGAAGCCAAGGCATCGACGCTCCTGGACGACGCGGGCGCCATGCTCACCGCCCTCGTTGACGTGGACCCAACCGACGAGCAGCAGGCGACGCTCCTGAAGATCGTCTCCTGCTCGATGGCCACCCGCGCGATGATGGCGGCCGAGAGCGACACCTACGGCGTCAGCCAGCTGGACTACGGCATGGGGCCGTTCAGCCAGGCCGCTCACTTCTCGAACCCCAACGGGGACATGTACCTGACGGCGCAGGAGAAGCGGCTGCTCGGCATCACGGGCGGCTACGTCCTCGGCGTGCGTCCCCTCATCGACGGCGCCTACGGCTCGAACGCGGTGAGCGCCGATGCTTAGGCGACCGATGCCGTGGCCGCGCGTCCCGTGCCGAATCTGGCTGCCCAAGCTGTCCGACGAGGACGCCTACGGCAACCGCATGCCCTATTACACCGTCGCGCCCGACATCGAGACGGAGTGCTGCTACGCGCCCGGGCGCTCGAAGCCGAGCACGGAGGACGACATAGAGCAGGGCCGCCCTTGGGGCGACCAGCTCACCATGACGTTCTACCTGCCGAAGACGCTGCAGGGCGACCTGCGCGGGGCGCAGATTCAGGCGCTCCCGCCCGACGACTACGCGGTGGCCTCGATGAAGTTCGCGGTGGTGGGCAACCCGACCAGCTACATGCGCGAGGCGACGCCAGGCGACATGAGCTGGAGCGTCGAGGGGGTGAGGATAGATGGCTAGCGGCGGCTACTTCGTCCACGACAGGTACGGCTACGGCTACGTCCTCAACGCCTCGCCCGAGATAGGGCACTACTGCCAGCTGCAGGGCGAGATCGTGGCCGACAGCGCGTGGGGCCACAGCGGGGCCGAGTACACGGTGGACACGCAGCACGGGTGGACCCGCTGGCACACGCGCGTCACGGCGCCATCCGCCCGCAACGCGGACGGCAGCTGGAACCGTGACTACTTCAGGGAGCGTGCCTTCAACGCCCTGCCGATGGCGCACGTGCTCTACGGCGGGAAGCTGGGCAGCTTCAAGCTGAAGCCGCGCCCCTACAGGGCGGGCCGCAGAGGGAGGCGCTAGATGATTGACCCAACCGCGCTCGTGGTCGGCATACTCGCCGACGCCGTGGACGCTCCAGTGTCCACCGACGTGCCGAGGACCCGCCCCGAGCGGCTCGTGACGGTCGACCTCGCAGGCGACCGCTCCACCGAGTTCTTGCTGCAGCCGCGGTTCCAGATCATGTGCTGGGGCAGCAGCGACCACGAGGCGCACTCGATGGCACGCCAGTGCCTCGACGCGCTGTGGCAGGCGGCCGAGGGGCACCCGTACCTGTCCGCCTGCTTTCTGGAGAGCATGGCCCGCGACGAGTGGGCCGCCACTGGTCAGGGGCGCTACCTGCTCGTGGTCGACCTCGTAATCAACACAGACGAATAAGGAGGCCACATGGCCAACAACAAGGCAAACGTCTCCACCACGCGTGGAGTCGCTGGCGGCTACTTCTTCAGCGCCGCCACCACCAACACCGACATCCCCACCGCGTCCAACTACAAGACCTGGACGCCCGAGGCCGCCAGCTGGGAGCTGCAGGGCTACATCCCCGAGGACGGCTTCACGGAGTCCGTCTCCAACGACGGCTCCGACGAGTTGCGCGACATCAACCTCGAGGTCGTGGACACCACCGACGGCAGCTACACCGAGACGCTGCAGGTCGGCCTCATGGAGATGGCCAAGAACCCGCTGGCGACCCAGTACGGCCACGCCAACGTGACCGACGCGAGCGGCACCATCACCGTCAACCACAACTGGACGCAGGCTGGCGAGACGCGCATGTTCGCGCTGCTCCTGCTCCTGAAGAACGGCCGCAAGTGGGTGAAGTACATCCCCGCTGGCAAGGTGACCGACCGCGGCGACTTCACGGGCAACGCCACCACCGTGGCGTCCCGCACCGTGACCATCACCTACACCAACGACGCCAACGGCAACGGCTGCATCGACTTCATCGAGAGCACCGAGACGACCGCCTAGTCGCAACGACAACCAAGAACGCGCCCCGGCCCGCAACGTCGGCGCCGGGGCCTTTCCTTTATCGAGAGGGGACGCAATGCGCAGCATCGAGCACGAGGGCCAGACCTTCGAGTACGACGAGTCCTGCATCTTCAACTACGGCTGGCAGAAGCAGGTGGTGTCCGAGGACGCCTCCAAGAACTTCAAGGCGGCCGAGCGCCTGTTCATGGGCAAGGACGAGGAAGTGGCCGAGAGGCTGGGCGGCTCCATGGATGCCATGGGCGAGCTGATCAAGGCCATCATGCAGGACAACGGCAGGGCGGCAAAAAACTAGGCTTCCTCGCCCAGTGCGTGGTCGTGTACCCCGACGAGCTGACGGCCGACTTCATGCAGACCTACGGCCTGTGGGTCTGGGACCTCGGCGTGGGCGGCGACGAGACGACCAGGCAGGTCGAGAGGGCCGCCGCGCTGGCCTACCAGCTGCCGAGGGACGGCAGGGCATGGCGGGCCGTCGACCCGCTGGGCGCAAACGACATGGACACCGCGCTGCTGCGGCAGATAGAGCACGACCTGCGGCTCTGGATGTGGGCGCACACCAAGGACGCGAAGAACAAGACCAACCAGCCCGACCCCATACCGCTGCCAGGAGAGGCGGAGCGGGTGGAGGACAAGGTGGAGGAAGCGGAGCGGATGGCGGCGAGCGTCGCCGCGCAGCTCGGCCTCTTCGACACGGGCGACGAAGGGGGTGAGTCAGATGGCTGAACTCGGTACCTACTACATCACCATCATGCCCTCGATGAACAAGTTCACCAGCGCCGTCAAGAGC